ACCGAGATGACGCGGGCCCCTACAATCCTGTATCTGGCGTGGAAGGAAGGACAGACACTTCCTCCAAGCGGGCAAAACCAACGCCCAATACTCTGCTCGACCCGCGGCTACACGCCGCAAGTTGTTTGCAAGAGATATCCAGTCCTGTGGTTCCTTCGGGACCTTCTCAAGCTTAGCGGTGTTAACCGCTTCACCCTTGAAGAAATCACCACCACAGCTTTCGCGGAAGGGCCCACTGATGTGGGTCTTCTTGAGGTTCGGTTTGTGCCCTACTAGGGATAACCGAGCGAGGACAGCCGTTGCTAAAGCGGCTGGGACGATCAAGTCGTCTCCATAACACAGGATCTCTCCTGGTATACCCTCATCCTCTTGTACCGTCAAGGCCAGCGTCTGAAACAGGATGGTTTCCAGTTCAAACGTAAACCCATTCCCCATTGAGGAGAACTTTTCCAGATACAAGCGCTTCCCTCCGAAGAGGGTATGCGTCGCACGCGTGGCATTTAGGAGTACTAGCCATTCACCATCGATGAGGAATCGGATGAGCTCTCGAGCCCACCGATCGGAAGCACTAGACATGTCTAGTGTCGCCAAATCATCGAATATCGAGCCCTCGCGGGCCCGATGCTGGTGAAGGATTGCTCCATGGTTTAAATCGATACCGAGGCGCGTTCGCGCCCGCTCCCTGAGTACGCGTCCCAAAGCAAGCTGCATCGTCACATTGATTGATGCTTCTTTGCAGCAAGACCGACCGGTTAGGCCGTTCTTTGGAACAACGAAGAACTCGTTGCCGAGAGCAGCACGGGGCATCAAACCGCGTTCACACGCGATTGACCCCCACCCACTGGTGAAGAACCAGAGGTCAGCTTCGAAGGCTGAGTGCTTATACCGTTCAGGTGTCGTAGACAGCTTGTCTATTGTTGTCGACCATAGCCGTGTTGTTGAAGTGGTTGCTCCCCCGGAGAACCGGGGTTCAAGGACCTCTGGAGCCTTTCCCAGCACACTACGTATTTTTCTCTTCCAGCGGAGTAGGAACTCCACGAAAGCCACGTCCGAGGGCGGTGTAGAACCGCTGTCTTCTCGGATAATGGTACGAATGCGCCGGTTCACGCTGTAGCAAGCACGCTCTGTTTCAAGGAACGTGTCTACCGCAGCTTGCTCCGTGATACGACCACCTGCGATATCAGCCTTCCTGACAAGGTCAACGCATAAAGCGTCGGCCCAGTAGGATTTAGCATCACCGTAGGCAGTCGGGTCCAGAGAGAGCTTCTGAAGCTCCACCCACTCACCAGCGGTAGCGAGCGCAAGCACTCGTTCCGATACTGGTGATCCGACCTTATTGCAAATTGCTCGCAATACCTCATAGACTTGGTCCATAAGAGTCTACTCTCCATCCGCTTTAGTTAGCGGGAAGTCCGTCGCGCATGCACGACTTGACTAGCGTCGACCCAATCAAATTGGTCACAAAGGCGATGCCATCGTCCTTCTGGTCGTCAGGGAAATCGTCGGGAACCGAGATGGTCCCGTTGAACTCCAACGCCGAAGAAACGACGGGCAAACCCGTGGCCACACTGACATAGGTCGCAGGTTTGCGGATTTTGACCGCAACCTTCCGGCTCCTGTTCTGGGTCCGGATCGCAGAGAGAGTAAGGGTAGGGTACGCCACCGAGGTAGCTCCTTCACGGAGCGCCCATTCGGCGGGAGACCCGTAACCAGGGGCGGGCGAGAGCAGGGTAAACGTCTTGTCGACGTCAGCCGCATCTTTAACAACGATGTTGGTTGCTTGAGGCATAGAAAATATCCTTTTAGGATAGAACAAAGAAAGTTTCTTGGAAAGGAGTCTACTAATCGAGACCGCGGGTCAAGGCATTGAGTCCCAGGACTTTGCCTAACATCCCGGCTTTCTGGATGACCAGAGAGCCAAGAATTGCAGCGGTACCGATGTTCCACTCAGGGAACCTAAAGTAGGGTGTCACCTCGGGTGGGTTAACGCCTACCACACGACCTCTTACTTTCGTCCAGCGATTCCCGGAAGCCGATGAGAAGGCTCCGGGGCGTGGATCGCGGTAGTTAGTCGCGGCATCTTCGGTCAAAAAGATGCTATAAGTCATGGATGTGTCCGACAAACTCAGGCCTGCAAAATCCGTTAAGGACTGCATAACCTGGCCCATGTTCGACACCATGTTTACCAGAAATGACCAGGGGACGAGGTCCCAGGCCACGCTGAATGGGTTTATTAAGCCCAGTTTGTTACCTACCCAGATGTGGGGATTGGTAACACTCACGTTGCATGAGTAAGATTCCCGGCCATTTGCTGACCAGGTGGTGACAGATGTCTGCCACGGGCTATCCTCCTTGATAAGATACTGCTTACTGATCTGCCACTCCTTCCCCGAGCTTAGCCATGATGATGGCGGCCAAGGGTCGGCAAGTGTCTTCGCAGCAGAGGCAAAATCCTCCAAGGCGGGAGCCCAACCAAAGAAGCCTTCGAGCACCATACCGGCGGTAGGCTGAGCTCCACGGTTAATGAGGCGGCGAAACCTCCTCAACCGCTTACGCCCAGCTGTCGTCCGATAGAAGCGCTCAGCAGCTTCGAAAACGCCTATCAGGCGGCGACTAGAGTTTCGCATCATGTCGATGCTCTGTCCAGCAGACGCGATAGACACCCCGAGGGCGCCGACGTTCTTGTTCTTCACTTTCCGGGCTAACTGCCCCCGTAAGTCACTTTGCGCGATCGCTCGCGCGCGGTCTATTACAGGATGGTTAGTGGTCCCGATGAAGTTACAATACACGGACGGCGCCGGCCCAGGGCCGCGGTGGTTAGTCGCGTTAGTTATCACGGTGTGCAGGGAGAAAGGGTTCGCCCTAAACCGAAGAACACCATCCACACGAGGAGAAGACTCCGAATCTAGAAACACAATCAGCGCGGCGTAGTTCACGCCGTCTGAATAGTGCCCCGGAAGTGTGTAGCTGATTGTCCTCGACATTTGGTTTCACCCTTTCTATGGACCATGAAGTAGTCACCGTCCAAGTAGGACTTGTGCTATGCGCACAGGTGACCAGGAGGCCTTGAGCCCCCTAGAATGTCCCCTCCCCCGTTAGGCTAGTACGAGGTCGGACCCAACTCGCGTTGGGCCCCCGATTGCAGGACGAGCCGCGCC